GGTAGTATCAGATGCAATAGCTTCGGAGATCTTACTTAACTATTCAACAGTAAATACTAATAGAATTAAGTTTAATGTCGAAGCTACATCGCATAATAAATTAAGTGCTACTTGTTTCTCTGCTAATATCTTTAAAGAAATCTTAACTGCAAATAAAGGAGCAGAATCAGGAGTATTTGAAGTATCTGGTCAAGGATTAGCTAGAGTTACTTTTACAGGTAAAGATTTTAATAGTACTTACTACTTAGTTCAATTAAGCATTCAATAATATGATAAATACAGCAATTATACACGAAACAAACAGACTTAAAGAATCATTTTTAAAGAATATGAATATGTCTGTTCCAAGTTATGTAATTGGTGCTAAACAGCACTTTAGATTTGTAAATTGGATTATTGATGAATCTTTAGATTCTAACTTAAGATTAGTTAATGATATTACAGCATTACCAAATAAACGTAGTGATGTAGAAACTTTTGAAGAATATAAATCTCGTCAAAAGATGCAAAGATTATTAATGAGATATCGTTATATGTTTACAACCGACTTAGCTTCTAAGAATGTCAATTAGTATATATCAAGAACACGACATTTTTTGTGAGAAGTATCGTCCCGTAACCATTAATGATTATATCGGGAACGAGCATATAAAAGAAAAGATAGGGCAGTATCTTCAAAAAGAAGATATTCCTCATCTTTTATTATATGGGCCTCCAGGTACTGGTAAAACGAGCTGTGCTAAATTAATTACTAACACCTTTGGATTTGAAACTCTTTATATTAATGCTTCTGATGAAAACTCAGTTGATGTTATTAGAGATAAGATTAAATCTTTTGTAAGTACGATTAGTTTTAATAAGTTTAAAGTAGTTATTTTAGATGAAAGTGATTATGTTACGATTAATGGACAAGCCGCTCTTCGTAACTTAATGGAAACATTTAGTAAACATGCGCGTTTTATTCTTACTTGTAATTATGTAGATAGAATTATTCCTGCCATTCAAAGTAGATGTCAAGTATTTCAAATCATTCCTCCTAGCAAAAAAGAAGTTGCGGAAAGAATAGTAAAGATTTTAAATAACGAAAACATTATATATGATATTAAAGATGTTGCAACATTAGTTAATGAAGGATATCCTGATATCAGGAAAGTTATTAATCTTTGTCAACAACATTCATCTAACGGAGAATTAACTATATCTAAAGGAATAGCAGAACGCGGAAGCTATGCAATGAAATGTATTGATATTCTTAAATCAGAAAAGAATCCTAAAGATTGCTTTACGAATATTAGACAAACAATTGCAGATGCTAAGATAAAAGATTTTGCGGATTTGTATAGATTAATGTATGATGAAATTGAATCATATGGAAGTGGTCATATAGGGCCTATTATATTAATCATTGCTGAATATCAGTATAAGGACAGTTTTAGCGTAAATAAAGACATCAACGTAGCAGCGATGTTCGGCCAAATCATAGGCGAGATTAACAAAAAATAAACAATATGGAAAATTTAAATATAAAACTATCTGATCAACCCACTATGACGTGTGCTGTTTTAGATGAAGAACATAATTTATGTGAGAATACTACATTCTTTCCGGTAATGTTCTTTAAAGAATTATCGCCTATGATGTCTCCGTCAGGAAAAGAAGAACTTATTCCTGTAGAAACATATAGATGCAGTGCATGTGGCTCTATTCCAAGTAGATTTCCTCAACCATAATGGCAGAACAAGAAAATAAAAGAGTAAGTGTATTTGATATTGTGAAAGTGATGACCACAACAGAAAGAAAGTGGTCCGATCTTAGCGATGAAGAAAAGAATGCAGTAGAACCTTTCATGATTATCATGATTCTTTCGATGCATCCGGATTTATTAGAGATATGTAATGAATTTCAACGTTATGCCATATCATCAGACTTATCTCCTAGGGAAGTATATACGTTCTTTAACGAGCTATTACCAAAGAGAAGTTATTATAGTACTTGGATAAAGGGAACGAAAGATAGTGCTTATAATGATCATCTAACTAGCTTAATCGCCCAAGAATATGAATGTTCGAAGACTCAAGCATATGAATACTTAAATATCTTAACAGAATCTAATAATATAGAGGCAATTGTTAAAATAGTTTCTAAGTATGGATATACTGAAGCACAAGTCGAAGCTATTATATTAAATAAAACAATACCAACAGCTAAGCCAAAGAAAGTAGCTGCTAAAAAAACAAAAACAACTAAATAAAATGGACTATACTTATATATTAGTATTTTTTATAATGATGGCTACAGATTATTTTTGGGGCATTTATATTAAAGCAATGGCAAAACATCAAGCCATCAAAGCTTCAATATTCGGGGCTTTAATTATGTTATGCGGCGCATTTACTGCTATTAGTTATATTGAAGATCATTGGGCATTAATACCAGCAACGATAGGAGGTATGATTGGAACATATGCATCAGCCAAATACAGTAACTTAGATAAAAATGACGGGACAACAAACTAAAAAACATTCAATACTTGAAAGTATTACTAATACTGGTATTGGAATCTTAACAACTCTTATCTTTAGCCCTATTATATACAGTATGGTTGGAATGAAATATACTTACAGTCAATTGGGAATGGCTACAATATTATTTACATTCTTATCAATAGCACGAGGATATATCGTAAGAAGATTCTTTAATAAAATAAAATAAAAATGACAACACCAAATAATAATTACGAACACGTTAATCACCCTAAGCATTATAATACATTCAGTAAAGAAGTAATTAATATGATGATAGATATTTGGGGCATTGAAAAAACAATTGCGTTTTGTGAAATGAATGCTTTCAAATATAAAATGCGTATGGGAGATAAACCAGATCAACCATTGGAACAAGATGCTAAAAAAGCTTCATGGTATATTAATAAAGCAAAAGAATTAAAAACTAAAATGGATATTTACGGTACTTTAGAACCAATTACGGAGGTATTATATGATGAATCTTAAAGATAACTTAACAGTTGTTATTCCGTGTAAAAATGAAGGAGTTGGATTAGCAAATACATTAGTAAAATTACTATCCATGCATAGTTGTAATATTATTATAGCAGATTCTTCTACAGATGATACATTAGATTATATAGATCAATTAGTTGCTTTAGGTATAAATGACATTAAAGTAGTTAAAGGAGGTCTTCCGGCAATTGCTCGTAATAATGGATTTAAAGAAGTTAAAACTCCTTATGTTTTATTCTTAGATGCCGATATGGATGTAACTGATGTACCTTTACATTATATAGTATCTAAAATGATTATTAATAACATTAAGTTAGCTACTTGCAATATAACTACCTGGAATATGAAATATGCTTTAGTATATAAAGTATTTGATTTAGTTCAGTGGTCTATATCATTCAAGGCGCCATTTGCAGTCGGAGGATTTATGCTTTTTAATTCAGAATACTTTAAGGAGCTGGGTCAGTTTAATGAAGAAGATAAGTTTGCAGAAGATTTTCATTTATCAATGAAAGCTAATCCAAAATATTTTAAGATCTTTAATTTCTATGCTAGCACTTCCTCGAGAAGATTTAAAAATAAAGGAGTATTATATATGTGTAAGTTAATGATAAGATGTTGGTTTAACAGACATGATGAAACATTTTTCAAAGAAGATTATAATTACTGGCAATGAAATATAATACAGTAATAATATCAGATCTACATTTAGGAAGTAAAGCATCGCGAAGAGATGATATACTAGATTTCTTAGATAAAATATCTACGGAAACATTAATCTTAAACGGAGATATTATTGATGGGTGGTCTTTACAAAGAGGAAGTAAATGGACTAAAAAAGACACTAAAATTATAAGAAAGATTCTTAAAATATCAGAAACAGACACAGAAGTTATTTGGCTTAGAGGTAATCATGATGAATTCTTAAAAGACTTTCTTCCATTTGACTTAGGAAACATAAAAATCGTAGAAGATTATATACATCAACACGGAAGTATTCGTTATTATATATTTCATGGAGATATATTAGATGTCTTTATTACAAAAGTAAAGTGGTTAGCTTATATTGGTAGTATTGGATATGATATTGCGCTTTGGATAAACCGTTGGTATAATCGTTGGAGAGCATGGAGAAAATTACCATACTATTCAATATCCAAGGATATTAAAAATGGTATTAAGAAAGCTACGAATTTTATAAATGATTTTGAAATAAATGCTGTTAGATTAGCAAAGGGAAAAGGATGTCAAGTAGCAATATGCGGACATATTCATCAACCATCTTTAAAAGACGAATATATGAATTCTGGAGATTGGTGTGAAAATTGTACGGCATTAGTAGAAACAAAAGACGGTAAATGGAAATTAATAGATTATCACAATAATAAATAACATGGAACTAATAAGTACACATATATGTAAAGCATCGGATATTGGCATTCATAACAATATGTTTGGAGGTACATTAGTCGGGTGGGTAGATGAAGCTTCTGCAGTATATTCTGCTCAAATTTGTGATACACCCAGAATGATTACTATAAAAGTAGATGAGTTTATCTTTAAAAAACCCACAAAATTAGGAAATATTATAAAGATTTATGGAGAAGTATCAGAATTCGGAAATACTTCTATAACATTATATATTGAAGCCAGAAAGCATAATGTATATACAGGCATTCAAGAAATTGTAACTCATACAAAAATGAAGTTCGTACGAATTGATGATGAAGGAAATCCAATTCGTATATCTAATCGAGTAAAAGAACGTTATTGGAAAAGATTAAAGCAGTTCGGAAAAGGACTTCTTTCTACAGAAGAGCGTATATTAGAGGATGAAACTAAAAATAATACATTGAATAACAATACTTTACCATATCACAAAGACTTTTATTTGTAAATATGAAATATTTTTCTTATCTTTAAGTATATTAAAAAATTATTTTACAAATTAAAAATTATACCTATGGAAAGTAGTATTATTGCTAACGGCTACGGCTTGGCGAAGTTGCTGAACGGATGCTCAATTTTCGCACAAAACTTTCTGCCAGCTTTTGCCAAACCGCTGTTATGTGCTGGGCGGTTTATCAGCACTAAATTTAATTTGAAAACGAAATGATTATTACAGTAAAAATGAAAGACGGTGAAAGACAAAAGCCGATTGTAACTATTGACACAGAAACTTGCCACTATCCGTATGCAATTATGGAAGCATTAGAATTAGCTTTAAGACTTGATGGTTATGATGAAAGCACAATTAAGCAAGTTTTTAACCGTCAAAATGATGTTAAGTGTGAACCTGAACCGTCTGGTGAAAGATTATTTACAGAATCAGAAATTTCACAATTACAAAGTTCTGTCCACAATATTACAGGTGATGGAGATGTAATGATGTTGTTTAACTCAATGCTTGGTGTGTCGGCAGGCAATGGAGCATAACGGTTGGGTATATGTGAAGTACCTTACCACAAAACTTAAAAAATTAATAGAAACTTTATGAGGTACTTCACATATACCTTGTTATAAAACGTTATTATGACAAAGATATTAAAATATATTTCAAGTAATAGTTGGATTGGTTCTCATTATACGATGTGTGTTGATGATGTGTCATATTCACTTACTAAAGGTCACTGGAGATATGGAGGTAAGTTTGGTGATGAAACAGACCATGCTATTTACATACTTAAAAGTGAATATGGTATAAGTAAAACTCGTAATGAAATAAATTTTGAGTGGGATGGTTCATTATAATGTTTTATAACGGTTGAGTATATGAGTAGGTGGCTTACTTCTTATTGCTTATAGACGGAGTACTACGGACTATGAGAAAGTAAATGCCGATAGTGGTAAACTAGTTAAAAGCCACTTACTTATATACTTTGTTATAAGTCTGGTTGTGGGGCGTTTCCCGTAATTGACCTGTGGTAGGAATGACCTGAAAAGGTTGGGACTTGCATTGGTTCGAATCCAATCCCCCACAACTTGCTTATAACTAATATATATACTTAACCATATTTTCTTACCAATAAAATCAATAATTTAAACATGAAAATTCTTAAAATTTTTGAAGAAAAATTAAGATAATGGCAAAAAACAACAAAGAAGAAATATTAAATAAAAAACCTTCTAAAAAAGAAATTATTCTTACAGACGAAATAAGCACTGATACATGGGTTTATAATGACAAAGGACAACTTTTAGAAGTAAGAATAGATTGGGATAAAACTTATCTTAAAAAATATAAAACAGATATTGAGTATCAAGAATCATTACCTAAATCTAAAAGACAATATCTTAACCCAGAAAATGGTAAGTTTGTTGGATATGCTCGAGCGAAGTCTTTAGGATTTTTTGAAGATGGTGATGAATAAACTTTAATGCATTAATAATAAGGGACTTAGGTCCCTTTTTTACTTTTTATTTGGAAATATGAAATGTTTTCTTTATCTTTAAGTATATTAGAAATTAAAATTAGTTATGATAAAATTTTTCAAAAACAACACATTCCTTTTGGGAGTGTTACAAGCAGCAATCAGCACTTCTTTATTAGAGTATATTATTTTGCCAATGCTTAATATGTCTAGCACATTTATGTTCTTTGCGGGTACAATATTAATATACTTCTTAATTATGGCCAATTGGTATACATTTAAAAAACTTATATTAAATAAATAAAAACAAAAATGAAAAACAAAATAAAATCAGTGTTAATGGTACTGGGTGCCATTTCACTACTTAGCTTAGGAAGTTGTTCACGTATTGACGCTGGACATGTAGGTATGAAAGTTTCTTACTTTGGAGATGACAAAGGAGTAAATGATATTGTGTATGTTACAGGGTGGACATTTTACAATCCTCTTACATCAACAGTTATTGAGTGGCCAACATTCGTTAGACACGTTGAATACACAGGAGAACATGGATTCGTAGTAAATTCAAAAGACGGAAGTGAATTTGCGGTAAATCCTATTATCAATTATAATATCGTATCGGATAAAGCTCCAGACATTTACAGAAAGTATCGTAAAGATTTAGAAGATCTCGAAGTAGCATTTTTAAAGACGACAGTTCAGGACGTATTTCGTGTCGCGGCTAATGAATTTAATGCAGATAGTTTAATAAGTAATAGACAAAAGTTTGAGTCCTTAGTAATGAAAGATCTACATAATAGATTAACCGCGGAAGGATTTATAGTACAGCAATTAACAAGTAACTTAGTATATCCGGAATCATTTAAGAATGCGATTAATGCTAAGAATAATGCAGTACAGCAAGCTCTTCAAGCTGAGAATCAAGTAAAAACGGCAGAAGCTCAAGCTAAAATTAAAGTAGCTCAAGCAGATGGTGAGGCTCAAGCAATGTTAACGACCGCTCGTGCTGAAGCAGAAGCTAATAGATTAAGACAAGCAACTTTAACGGAGAATTTATTACAACAACAATTTATTAATAAATGGGACGGTGCATTACCAACATATGGTCAAGTACCAACCTTATTTAAATCTATTCAGTAATAAATAAATAACTCAGATGGCGTAAGTGGGAATGAATACCACAATTGGTAACGCCCTATATTGGTATAGGAGATGCGGGTTCGAATCCCGCTCTGAGTTCAAAAAA